TGTACTAACCAACGATTGGTGTAACTATCCCAATATAATGACCCAGTGAGTGGCGTTGCGGAACCAGAGTCTACAACTGAGACTCCACCAAATCGTACTGCGTTGGTTGTATTAAGTATAATTTCATTATCTGCGATAAGAATTTGCGATGATGTTACGAACTGCGTTGACATGCTGATTGCAGTCAACAATCCAGTAACAGTCAAACTACCAGAGATGTTTACATCCTTAGCGATACCCACACCACCATCAACAACTAACGCACCGTTTGTATAATTGGTACTGTTTGTTGTATTGGAAATAGTCTGTACACCAGTAAAGGTGTTTGAACCAGTAGTTGCGATTGTTGCAATATTGGTAGTTTGTGTTACATCAATTTGTGCCGAACTACTGACTACTGCATCTGCATTTAACTTCTTTTTAACACCATCAGTAAAGGTAAACGAACCAGTGTCCAAGTTAAGGGTAACAGAACCACCTAATGCAACTAGACCACCATCTGCTAGTCCTGTACCTGCGGTGACCGTTACAGAACTATTAACTAGTCCACTATTTGGAATATTGGTGATTTGTGCACCACTACCAGAGAATGACCCCGAGAATGATTGTGCGGTAACTGGTCCCGTTGAAACAACACTACCAGTAATAGAAACGTTATCAGTTGATGCATTGCCTAACTTAGTATTTCCATCAACTGTTAAGTCATTAAGAACCGTAATACTATTAAGATTAATAGTGGTTGCTTGAACACTACCGATATATGCGGTACCACTTACATATAAGTCCTTCCAGTACTTGGACCCAGAACCGAGGTCAAACGCATTATTAACGTCGGGGACGATGGAAGAACTAACTTCCGCCAGAAACTTGACGACATCGATATCAGCGTTACCGACCGTGATATTACCGCCGATAGTGACATTCCCATCGATATTGGCATTTCCAGATAATTGTAAATTTGACGCAGTGACATTATAACCAGTTGCGTTAATATCACCTTGAACACCTAAAGAGCCTGTTACCCTTGCGCCATTCGCAAGGACTATCAGACCTTTACGTGCAACAAATTCATTTGCCATACAGTTCTCCCAACGGGGTTATCAGTATATAAATATTAAATACTTTTTTAAGGATTCAAATTTGGAAACAATTTGAATAAACTTTGTACGGTCCAAGCTCCACTGCCTGACCCGTTACTATTGACCCGTAACCGTAATTGATTCGAACTGCTTAGAAACATAAATGATATATCACTGGTATCCCCAATATCCGTAGTGGAGATGTCTGTAAATACGACACTAGCCGTATTTAACCATGATGACATGATAATACCCATGCGACATGCACCGGGACGTTGGGCAAGGTATTCCACGGTCATTCCTGAATATTCTGTGGTTGAGATATATGGATAAATATATTCGGTTACCCCAAATATTCCTGTATTAACTGACCCCGTAAATATGATGGAAACCGTTCCGGCATTTAATTGAAATTGTTCACCTTTAAGTGAACCAGTGATACCAGATGATGCACTAATTGACCCTTGTACTGACACAGAACCAGTTACTAATACACTACCACTGAAATTTTGATTTACTTTTTCTGCATATGACGATGTTACTGCATAACTAGAAGTGATAGCATGTGATGCAGTATATGCGAGTAATGCAACATCAGCAAATCGATTATACGATCCGCTAAAGAATGTAACAGTTACCGGTTGGGTAGTGTTAACATTATAAGAAGAATCTTGAATGATTTTTACAGTTAGATTCGGTACATCTACCAATAAATTATCTTCGTCAGCTTCTCGTAAGATTACTCGAATATTTGGTACGCCAGAAACGGTCATCTATTATCTCGTTGCAGCAGGACGTACTACGAAATATCCCTCCAAAATACGACGAGTGATGGAACCACTGGTCATTTTAATATCGTAGACATACTTACGTTGAGTGAATGTATTGGTTTGTGTAGAAGTTAACTCTATGGTGATTCCACCAGACACGAATGGAACGATTTTAGTTACATTAATCGTAGCTGCAATTTCATCCGTGTTGAAGTTTTCACGGACTTGTCCTTCAAACGTATAGTCGGTAATATTTAGATAACTACCACTATCTGCGTTTTCTAGTGTGGCTAAAATCTTGAAGGTTTCCCCTTGACCAATATTAAATTCAGTAATTTCTGCCATAGTTTTCCTCGAAAAAATACACCTTTCTATAAGTATCATAAATTATTGGTATATAACAAAAAACCCCACTTTTAGGTGGGGTTTATTGATACTACAAATTATTTTTTAGTAGTTAAGAATACAGAAGTCTGGTTGGATAGTAAGACTAATTACTGCGGGATCATCCTTTTCCCAACTTAATTCACCAAATTCAACCTTGGTGATTTGTGCGCCCTTAACAATCCATTCTTCTACTTTATCGCCTACTGGACCAAGAACAGTGATAGTGATGTCCTTCTTATAGAATTCTGCGTATCCGTCACGGCCGGTGACTGATTCGTGATGAAGACGAACCCATTCCATCACTGCTTGTGCGCCCGATGGTACGATTGGATCGTATAAATCAATGGTCATTTCGTCCCATACAGTCTTACCCTTGACATAACGTTGGAGATTAATATGGTCCAAACGCTTCTTTTCTTGGGTAATCTTTGGACGATCGGTTTTCTTAATTAAATAAGAAGGAATACCGTCGATTGACATGATATACCGATTTTGAGTCTTTGGTTCAAAAGCGGTGAAAAATAGTTCTTGTTCACTGACCAAATTTGCCATATGGCTCTCCAAATATAGATTGGTACTTTAAATAAATAGTGGTTATCGAAAAAACTGATTAGATGGTATCGAAGGTTGCACCAGTTGGGAGAATGTTGAAGTCCAACTTGATGAATTCTGCAGTACGGGTTGGTTGGAGGAAGATTGCTCCAGCCAAGATGTTGCGGTCAATAATATCTGGAGTATTATTGGTTTCATCCATAACCACACGGAATGCGGTCAATCCAGAACGTTGTTGAATACCTGCAAGATATGGATTGACGATGTTCAAGAAACGGTTACGTGTTGCTTCGGTATTTTGTTCGAAGACAAGGTAACGTGCTGAACTTGCAATATACTTCTTGACAGTGATAAGAAGACGACGAACGTTTACACGGTCAAGTGCTGATGCTCTACGTTGGAGTGTCTTTTGTCCCCAAACACATATACCTTGGCCTGGGAATTGTGCAATTGGATTGACCTTTGATTCGTATAAGTCGTCGCGTTGTGCTTGAGTTAGACGAGTCTTAACACCGACGGCGCCTGGAATACCACCACGGTTCAATCCTGCTGGTGCAAACCATTCTGCACCAACATTATCACTATATGCATATACTTCTGGAAGAACTACTGACGGTGGTGCCCAAATTAACTTATTAGTTGCAGTATCTACTACACGAACCCAAGGATAGTAACTAGCTGCGTAGTTAGTATCAAGTGTTTCTGCTTGAGCGGTTACTGAATCAATTGTTGCTCCTTGTGTATCAAGGTCAAGGATATAGAATGCGTCACCACGAGTTTCACAAAGGTCGATGGCTTCGGTTGCAATATAACTATGGAGAGAATTGATTACACCAGGAATTACCAAGAGATTAAAATCAATTCTATCTGGATTACTAAGTTGATTTAATGCTCTCTTGAATTCAACTGAACCAGATGCGGATGCATTTGAAAGATTAAATCCTTGTGAATTGGTTGCGGTGATACCTGCCCCCATACGAACGATACGTGCTGGATTAAATCCATCAAATCCACTTTGCATTGGTACAGTGAACTTACGATATGCTGCGTGAGTTCTGTTTGTTAATGAGATATCGGTACCATTTACTTCACCAGCGGTGACTGAACCACTAATGTTGAATTCTGTACCTACTACGTTACTTCCCACGATTGGTGCAAGATATGAAAGACTGGTAGTATCTTCTACGTTGTAACCATAGAAGTATTTCTTGTCTACCGCATCTGCATTCCAACCAGCAACACTACCACTTAACCAACGACTGGTTACATATGAACCACTAACTACTTCACCAGAAGTTGAACTAAATACAGAGTTTAATGCTGCAAATCCGTATGGTACTGCATTTTCTGGAATAACGTCATCACTCATTTCAATACGAATATATCTTGAGAGATTTTGATAATCGCCTTCGTAGTAGTTTTCACCAGTAGTTGAGTTGTAAATTGGTGCACTGTTTCCAATAACTCTTGCAACATATTGTGCACTTGTTGGGTCAAGATTTAAGTTATCAAATTGTTCAAGAACGTTTAATGAAGTATCGGTATCATTGAAATCACGAACCAAGAGTGAGAATGAACCATATTCACTGTCTGGGTCGGTGCTTGGTGAGATACCAGTGATTGAAATCTTAATTTGAGTATTTGCCGAAGTACCGTCACTTAAACTGTGGACCTTGAAGAGATCGTACTTTGTTCCTGCAATTGGTTGTGAACGAATCCAAGGAGTTGTTGGATTATCATATTGAGTGGTAAGGTCTAAACTTGATGTTTCAATTGACATTGAAACACCACCACCAGCTTGTGTTAATGCATTTGGAAATACTGCGTAAACATATGCTGGATAATTTGCACTTGCTACTGGATTTGTTCCAAAGTACTTACCGACGAATGCTGGTGAACTTTCTAGTCCACTTAATCCAGTTACAGCAACTGAACTTACTGAACTACTAAGTACGAGTCCAAAACTTCCAGTGTTTCCAGGAGTAGTGACTGATGCTCCAGTCATACTACTTCCAGAATTTGCGTGGAGAATTGCAAATACTCTACGTCCAGCAGAACCTGTGGCGTAAAGTGTTGCGACTGTGGTACTGTATCCACCCAATCCCAACACACGAACAACAGTTGCACTGCCGGCTTCTTGTAAATAATTCTTAGCCGCAAATCCAACATATGAAGTATCAGTAGGTTCACCGAACGCTGTTACGAACCCATCAATACCTTCAACTGTGGTAGGAATAAATGCTGGCCCCTTTGCTGTCGGACCCACGAAAGCTGCTCCAATCTGAGCTATTCCTTCTGGGAGGAATGAGAGGTCACGTTCTTGCGTAAAAACGCCTGGTGACACGATACGTTCTGCCATACGGTATTCTCCAAACTAAATTTGTTATTTCTCTGGTGTGAATTCGCCAGTTTCAAAGTTGATTTGACCAGCGCCATACTTTTCAGATAACCGATTAACTAACGATTGTTCATCATCTAACAACTTTTTAAAAGTCAATGAGTGACCACTAACCTTCTTTTTTAATTCATCAATGTCAGCCTGTAATAATTCAATCTGTAAGCTGAATTGGCCAACTTCATTAACAATTGTAGACAACTTATTTCGTAAATCTGTAATTTCTTTTAAATCTTCATTTCCAATAGACGACATAGTAACCTCGTTGATACAATATAACTCGTATTATAAATATCTGTTTTTTTACCTAAACATCAATTATTCACTTTCTATTTCGGTAAAAGTGACCGTTTTTTTAGTAGAATATCGTACCTTCGTGGTAGTACCTCTATTATTGTGTCGGTCCAATGCGTCTTGTGGTAAGAGGTAGGCATATACCGTCATATCGAACTGGGTTCGTACTATTCTGTCTTGTGTCGTTGGTAATTCCGTAAGCGGTTCAAATGACTTTACCGATGTACGAAATTTGTAGTTATTTTGCTCACCCCAGTATTGGTCAGTTTCGAATGAAACGTTTTCTACTACCGCATTCATTTGTTCCATATATTCAG